TTTCAAGGTCTTGAAGGTTTGCCAGTTGCATCGTTGCTTTAGTCCCACTAGTGAAAGCACCCTGAGTTAGATCGTTATAGTCTCCCCTGCCAGCGTTCGCAACGTATGCTGTTCTGCCAGCTCGCGCTGCGATTGCAATGATTGCTGGAAATGCCAAGAGAAACCGCCTATCTATGTGTCAATTCTATCGCAATAAGAAAACCCCCTCCGAAGAGGGGGCATCCTTAGTTCTTGGGAGTGTTCTTTGCAACCATCCAGCGGTACATCGTCCACAGCATCCGGTCATCTAGCTGCAAAAGCTCTCTTGGCGAGATACCTGTTTCCACTGCCATTCCGGCTATGTACCAGTGAGAAGAATCGTCGCCAAGACCCTTTATTTTGGGTCTGACTCGCTTTCGCCTACACCTTCTACGGTGTCTAGCCACTGGTCATAGTTTAGCTTTGTAGACTTGGTTCGCTGCTCTGAGTGCCACGCTAGGTACAACAAGTGCCCTAAGCGCTGCTCTGAGGCAAGCTTTCCGACTGAAATATTGAACTTGTCCTCAAAGGCAACCAGGTCAGCCGTGCTGGCTGTGATTGTCTTTTCAGTCTCGTCCGCGAATTTGATCAATAGGTTGAATCGCATTTTAGTTTCCTTTAGTTATTATGAGGTTGCGTAAGTGATTGCACCGCTGGTTGGGAACGATACGCTGAACGTACCGAGGTCGCCGACTGCGCCACTTACAGGGGTAATACTTGTTACAAGGGCGTTGAAGCTATATAGCGGCGTTTCTGCCGTTGCTGCGGTGCCGTTACCTGCAACCAGTGTGACTGCGGTTACGGTTCCAACTAGGTCTTGGAATAGCGCAGATACAGCGCCAGTCCCATAGTCCTGGTGGAAGTCTAGAGACACGGTGCCTGACTTCAAGCCTCCGATGACCTCTACAAAGCCCGCAGATCCAAAGTCGGTTGTCTCGACTTCGGCTGCATTTATCACTAGCTCGGCCCGTGCGCAAGATGTGGTTACGTCGGTCCCGCCTATGGTGCAAGTTGTGCCTGTTACTACGAATTTCGCCATTCTATTTCTCCTTATGCTATGACGGTGACTGTGAATTCAGCCGCCAGATAGTTCTGATCGTTTACGGTTATAGAACCCATCCCACTTGAGCGCTCGACCCGAAGGTCGTACACCTCGCCAGAAAGTGTCTTGTCTGATTCTATCGCAACTTTCACTGACTGACTTCCAGTCGGCTGGCAATAAGAATCTAGCTTCCGTTGCATCTCTCGCTCGGCTGCTCGCCCAACGATTACAGTTACAACGAAATTGTATGTAGTCAACCCGCCACCCATTGCACCGTCGTAGTCAACGCTCTCTAGGTTGATAATGCCTATAGGTGGTGTGGGGTTGTCAGGTATTTCGGCAGCACTTCTAAGGCCACTGATTGTGCCTAAGTTAGTTGCCAGCCTGGTTCGGATGGTTGTTAGATTGGCCACTAGGCCATCCTCATTTTGCGGTAAGGCCCTAGCAGTGCTTCAATATCTGGGTCAACACGGCTTACTCTAACAATTCCAATGTCACCGAATCCAGCCACTCCAAGAGGGCTGTCATAGCGCTTGAACTGTCTAATAGCCAAAAGGTTGCAGGCCTGCTTTACGTCTGTTGGTATTGAGGTTCCGTAACCGAATATCCCAGTAATTTGTACTGTTGCTTCTTGACCGACCGTAGGAAACAAGTAGTCTCCAACTGCGCGGATGCGGGTGTAGGGGCTGTATGAGCTACCAGTCTTGCCGTTTAGAGGTTCTAGCTGGTAATCCGTTCCGGTCCAAGTTGTGTCAAAGTTTCCATCTGCACTTGATGATGTCTTTAGATGGGTGAGAGTAGACAGATCGTCTATTGAAACTAAAGCAGAAGAATCTGGAGTAAACACTCGCGTTTCAGACGAAGAGGCTATAAATACCCGCTCACAATGAGTTTCGATTTGGCGAGACGCTGCCTCTACGCAAGTTTCCAGCAATGAGTCATCTACATCATCGGTAATGCGAAGAATCGCCTTTACTTCTGCAAGGGTCGTGTATCCGTCAGTAATCGCCATGTGTCTAGTTTACCTTTATACGCCTCGTTATGTTTTAGTTCTTTAGGGCAAGAAGAAGCCCCCATAGCAACCTATAACTATGAGGGCCTCAACCTATTTCGTTAGATTAGCTTGCGCCACCTACGAAGTGCTTTACCTCAGTGTTTGACGTTAGATCTCCGTCAAGACGCATGGTGAAACGCCAAGTTGTTAGATCGTTCTGGAAAGCAAAGTCAGTTGACGATGCAACATCCAAGCCACCTGCAAGGCGAACCTTGTAGCTGTCCAACGACCCTGCAACTACTGACTTAGCGTCAACAGCGGCATCTGCCATGTGAGGGTTCTCTACTACGTTGAAGCCAGCGAATGTGTCCTGGCCTCCTGGACCTACCTGTGAGATGTTGTATAGGTAGTTTCCAGCGGTGTCCTTTAGCTTGCGAGCAGCACCGATTGATGTGGTGTTCATCATCAGAGCCATCGAAGGCTTGCGCCTCGTAGCCGAATCAACCGAGTAGATAAGGGATATCAAATCGTCAGCGGTGAAGGCACCGGTAACGCCGGTTGCGCCTGTTCCGCCAAGGCCAGAAGCGGTAACGATACCGTTTGGCTTGGATGATCCGTCGCCTACGGTTAGTGCTTCGTTGACTGCATAGCCCATGCCGTTACCAGCTTGCTCGGCTAGGTGTGAACCTAGGTCGAAGCCTGCGTCGGTTACTAGCTCTGAAGCTGCCTGAATGATTCCACCGTACTTGAAGGCACCTAGTGTGATGCTTGCGTAAGTTGGCTCTACATCGTCTAGCGCTGCTCCGGCACCCTTTAGGGTCATTGCAGAATATGCACTTAAAGTTGGGATTGTCAAATCTTCGCCTGAAGTTGTGGAAATAATTCCAGGCACCTCAAGCATTGGTCCGACTGAACGTGCGACACTGAATACCTGGTCGTAGAACGACTTTGGAACAGTGTTTGCGGTTGGAACTAGAGCAGCACGCTTTTCAAAGGTGTGTCCACGCTGCTCGCCCTGTGCAAGTGCACGGAAGATGTCAGTTGCGGAACGCTCTTCGGCAACGGCAGGAATGAATCCCTTAGCTGCTACGGAGGCCTCTACGTTACGCTCTTCGTTGCGAGTAGCAACAGTTAGTGTCTCGTCGGCCTTTGCAATGTCAGCTTCAATTGCATTGATTTTTGATAGCTCAGCGCCGTCAAGTCCGCGTCCCTCAGCTTCAGCGAAGTCAATGACTTCACGAACCTGTGTAATGAGGTTATTGCGGAGTTCGCGCTGAGATTTGATGAACTCAGACATTTAGTCTCCTTAGTAATTGTTTACATATGACAGCCGCGTTGACGCTGACCGAATACGGCAGAGCTAACTCACATCCGATACAACAATTTTACAAGAAGTTTCCACAGGGCAAAGGAAACCCCCAGAGAAGGGTTAGCACTCTGGGGGGAACCCGCCTGAATAAGGTAGTAAAACTACCGAGTCTCGTCAGCCTTTGTTATGCGGGTTTCTTTTGTTGGCCTCTCGAATTTGGCAGTCTCTATGACTTTGCCTTCGCTTTCAGTAGCGTCTAGGCCAACAATTGCATCTGCCCACTTGTCGGCCAAAAGAAATACTGAGCCTGACTCTGGGTTTCCAGCAACCTCAAGGATTGCCTTTTTGATCTGATCTTTGGTTGCCATGTTATGTCCTATCCAATAGCTGTAACTTCTTTTTCTTTAGCTCAAGCATTGCCAAGTCAGCATCAGGCGCTTGCTCTGCTTCTAATTCTACTTCAGTTTGTACGATTGCTTCTGGTTCCGCTTCTGGGGCCAGAGTTTCTATAACACGACCAAGCATCTCTTGTTCTTCGCCTGTGATGTTTAGGCCATCTTCAATCTTTAGTAGTGCGTCTGCCAGCGCTTCAGCATCTACTTCTGCACGCTTAGCAGTCTCTTCAAACTTGCGAACAGATACAGTGCCCGCAGTGGCCGTGTAGGCAGGCCATGCGACAACCGAAACTTCGTGAAGCCTGACTGACTTTAGCGTGCGCTCAGATCCGTCATTAGACCAAGTGTCGCCACCTTGAGGCACACTGAATCCAAACGACATTGCATCTACATCCCCGCGACGGAGAAGCTCTGCAACATCACGCCCGCGAGACGTGTTGGGCAACATACCTTCAACTCTTAGGCCGTACTCATCTTCAGTAAGCATTAGAGTCTTTGCTCTGGTTGATCCAAGAATCTCACCGGAGTCGTGGTTCCACAAGAACTTGATGTCGTTACGAGAATTCAGTGAGCGTTTGAACGCCCCTTTGCGAATTCTTTCTGTAAACGGTAGTGGCTCTGATGGCGAGTCGAACAAGGCTGCATAGCCCCTAAAGTGCATCCCATCGCCCTCTTCACGAATCTCAAACTGAGTCGTGTTGATGCGCTGTTCAATCTTTGACAATATGCTGCCTTTCACTTCTTTTTTGCTCTCTTCTTCTATTCTACCGACCGCGCCTATTTCTTGGCGGCTTTGTTCTTCTTCGTGGTGCCAGGCGTTACAGTAGTGATCCCCTCGAACGTAGTCGTCCCACTTTTCGCAGTAGGCTTTGTCTCCGGTGTCGTTGACTTTGAGTTCGTTATAGAAGTAGCAGTTACCGCAGGCTCGACCTTCGGGGACTCCTTCTGCAAGGGCTGGGCGGTAGTTTTCGGGAAGCTCTCTGGCTTCTTGTCCGTTATCGGCATCTTGCTGCCGTTTGGTATTAGTGCCATTTATTTCTTCTTTCATTAGTCTTGCTTTATCGCTAACTTGGTTAGCAAAGTTGCATCGTGTGATGAAATTGCCCACAGTTCGCTTCCGGGGTCAGGAGATAAGGTTATGGTTTGCCCTGCGTCTATGTGCATACCATTACTTGAAGTTACACCCGAGTTGCCTATGTAAACAATGTGAGAGCCGTGATCGCCGTTGTGAAGCAAGACCGTCTGCTGTTGTGGTTCGGCTAAAACAACTTTGACTGCGGTGACAGTGCTTAGTGTGTACTGCTCTGTAATTATTGGCATTTATGCCTCGTCCGTTTGTAGCTGTACCGAATCCTTGCCTGTATGGGCAATGGCTGGCAGATCAAGCTTTGCCATTACGTCAGCAGGCTCAAAGCCAATCTGAATCAAGCTTTGTGCCATTATGACCTTTTGATTCATTCCGCTCAGATCGGCAGCATCAACGTTTACGTTAGCAAGCGGAACCCGAACAGTATCGGCAGACGGGTCATCAATTGGTCGTAGGTCCTCAAAAGCTCTTACGTCGTTGATTGAATAAACACCAGCTTGCAATAGCGTGCTGTATGCCTGAGTTCTAGAGTTCATGTCAGCTCGTAGAAGGCCATCTAGGCTTATCTTTACAAAGGCCGCCTCTTTGCCCGTCTCTTGCGTCAAAAGCGTTGTAAGAGCGCCCTCTAGCTTCTGAGCTATAGGCCTGAGCGTGTGTGTAACGAAAGCAATGTTGTTCTGCTCTACTGAAGCATAAGTGTTTGTACCTGGCAGTCCGAGAAGGTGTGGCGGAATGTTGAAAGCTCTTGCTACATCTTCAACTGCCATTCTTCGGCTGTCTAAGAACTGAGCTTGGTCATTTGGCACGTTTGTAGGCCTGTATTGCGCTCCACCGGTAACAATTGCGGTTTTATGTGCTCTTGACCACCCTCTGTGACGAGAATCAAACGCCTGTTGCATATCCTTGGCCTGTTCGGCGGTTAGATTGCCCGGCACCTCCAAGATACCTGAAGTCTGAGTCCCCGAACCGAAAAACTTGCTTGCGTAGTTCTCAAGAGCCTTTGCTAGACCGAAGTTTTCCTTCAAAGCGTCTACGCGAGAGATTCCACGAAGGCTACCAGGCCTGACTACATCAGGAATGAAGATTACCTCTTCTGAGCTAAGAAGCTCACTTTCGCCTTGCACCTTGAACATTACTCGGCCAAGGCCGTTGCGCTTGATCTCTACATCTGTTGGGTTCAAGATTACTAAGTTGACGATACTGCCGTTTTCCTTGCGGTAAACGCGGATAAAGGTGTTTCCGTCTAGCAACAGAGACACGATAGCGGCCCCATAGAAGGCTTCGCGGGTTGTGTCTACGTCTGGCTTCAATACCCAAGCTGGTCTAGGCCTAAGAGGGTACCTAGCGCCTTGTGTGCGTATGTAAGCATCCATTGGCAAAGTAGCCAAAGTGTCAGAGATTAGAGAAACAGCAGAAAAGACCGCGTTTACGGTCATGGCGGTTTCAGAGCTTATGACAGTGCCAGATAGTGACTGAATGTCCATGTCATCGCCAGCGCCCCAGATTGTTTGGAACGAGATACTGCGCTTTTCAAAAAAGTTGTTCAACATTACTTACGCTCCAGGGCAATTCCAAAGATGATTGAAGAAATACCAGCTAGGACAAGGCCCGCTGGTGGCCAGACTATTGCAGCGCCGACTGAAATAAGCACTGCGCCTGAGATTTGTAAAATATTCGCTAACATAACCGCCTATATAAATACTTGTGGCACTACTTCTTCCATTCTACCGACGGTAGCCCTTTCGTAAGCAATAACTGCGGCTACGGCAGCGTCAATTTTACGATTGCTATTACGGTTTTCCTTGACGATACGAGGGCCAAGGTTGTCTATCTTTAGCGCACAGTTGTCTAGGTGCCGTGCCAACAGGGGATCACCTGACTGTGTGAACTTAGCCTCCATTACTCCGTCAAAGAATCTTGCCGTTGCCTTTACCATGCGAGCAGCGCTTGTAGACGGAAACTCGACGATAGGCAGGCCACGTTCTTCTTCCAAGAACGCCATTGTGCGTTGCCAGCGGTAAGGGTCACAGGCAATCTCTCGGACTTTGGGAAAGTTCTGACAAAACGTAACGATTTCGTTCTCTACATCGGTAATGTTTACACGCCATGAATTATCGTCGTCTGGTTGCTTCTCCCAAGCCTTGATTAGAAACAAGTGGGGTGGCGTATCGTCTTTTTCAATTGTGCAACCGACAAGCACGCTGGTGTCACCGCTGAAAGACCCGTCAAAGCCGATAATAAGTTCGTCGTCTGGAGTTATCACGCGCTCCGACTCCAGCTCGTCCCACTTGCCGGAAGGTAGCCAAGTTAGGTTGCTTGACACCCACTGGTTACAGCGCTTGGTACGAAACTCGGCTTCTGGCGTTCTAAGTACGGTGCTGGCAAAGTCTGCAATGTCGTTGATGTCTCCGTAACCTGGGTTGGCATCTTCCCAAGTCTTAGGGTCTTTATAGTCGGCGTCCGCTTCGGCTTCCCACCATGCCATAAAGAAACTTGGATCTACGACCTCACCTCGCGCCACCTTCTGCCCGTACTGATAGAGTCCATAGGCGATTGAGTCTTGTCCTGACTTGTCTGACTTCTGCCCCGCCGTAGTAATACAGAACATAGTTGCAAGGTCACCTCGCGACCCCTGAGCAAGTTGCATAACGTCAAACAGCTCACGGTCGGGCTGAGCGTGCAGTTCGTCAAAGATGACCATTGTGGGTGACAGGCCTTCCTTGGTAAACGCTTCGGCGCTTAGAACTCGGTAGACCGAACCTGTACTTGGTATCTCTATCGCATCTCTATAAATCTTTGCCATCTCGGAAAGGTCAGGGTCAGCTTCCAGCATTTTCTTGGCTTCACCGAACACGATGCGAGCTTGGTCCTTGTCGGCAGCGCAAGAGTAGACTTCTCCCCCCTTGGGTCCCGTAAGCAAAGACCAGAGTGCGATGCCAGAGGCTAGGGCTGACTTGCCGTTCTTTCGAGGCTGGCCCACAAGGTTTACTCGGTGCTTGAAGCCAGAGCCGTTAGAAGCAAAGGCCTGAATCAACAGCTCACGCTGCCAGTCCCGTAGGCGCAACGGGTCACCCGCTTTACCACCTACTGAATCTTTTGTAACTACCGCAAAAGCATCTATAAAGTCAGAAGCCTTTATCCCGTGAGAAACAGCTAATGCCTCTTCAGGAGTCGGCGTTATCCACCTAGGAGGCCAACTGCCCATTACTTGCCCACTTATCTTGTAGTGCTTCTAGCTTTGATCTAGCCTTCACTTCTGCGAGGCCGAGTCTTGTTCTGTCGGATGGCGTAAAGCCAAGTAGTCCGAGGTTACTTGCAATTGACTTCTCAAGCTCCATAGTTCTCATAAGCAAGTTCTTGTCGGACGGATCTTCTGACAGCAATGAGCGCAAGTCCTCACGTCGGTCAAGTTGCTCGCACGTCATAAGCAGTATGTGTACGTCCGTGCGCTGGCTTACCCACAGAGCGCCGTGCTGAAACACGGAGTCCCATAGTTGCTTGCCCGCAAACTCAAGAGGGCGCATGGGTTCGGTGTAGCCACCGTCTAGCTTTACGGTTTCTGATTCTTTAGGCATAGCTCGCTTACCTGGGTTGCCAAGCAGACGCTTCTGCTCTATTGGCTTCGGTGGGTTTCCCATCTTTAGAGGCTACCACAAAACTTTTCAACTGCGGTATTATGCACAACAG